AAGCTGCGGTCGCTGCCGTTACCAGTACAGGGTCCACTACACTACCCTCACACGCAGTCATGAAGGCTGTTAAAGCAGAAACAAGACTGGTAAGGGCTGTACTCAATTTTATACCATGAGCTTGCAGAAGAACACCAGCCGAGGAAACTCCAACTTTTGTGCCCTGGTAAGTCATGGCTACCCGCAGCATATCGAAATTTGAAAGCGGCGCGGAAGGCACGCCCATACCAACGAACGCGAATGCATCCGAAAAAGAGTGTTGTCTACCCGTTTGCGAAGTGGTCACCACTTGAGCTGCCAAATAATTGTCCATATCGCGATCATTGAATGCGATGAGCGTCTGCATTCCCGGCAAAATCGGACTTGTGAAACCCGGGAGAAAAAAGACGGGACAATTGGTGATGGGGCTATAGCTTACAGCCGTAGGCGTAGGAAGTTGCCCCGGAGCCTGAGAAATATAAACCGTTTTTTTGTAATTTACCGTTGCCGTGATGGTCTGTTTTATCGGATCAAAAGATATGACAGTAGCGTGAGCGTGACAATTGAGTGTCGTGAAAATATTTTGTTTGAGCTGCCCCAGGAGGTCAGACAAATTTGCGTCTGCGGTGAGAGGGTTATACTGTTTCATCTGATTGGCGTACTACTCAAAAGTCCTAAAGTAGTGATCGCTTGCCCTCCGACAGTTGGGGAAATATTTCCGCGATGTTTTACGGAATTGACACGATAAATTCCGTTCAAATATTTTGCGGTAGTCGTTTGAAGATGCACAAGTTGGTACACTTGGAATTGCGGAGCAAAAATAATTTGGCAAGTGAGCGTGTTAGGGCCTTCTGTCAGCGGAGTCCCGAGTAATCCGATAGCCGCTGAAATTTCAACGGGCGTATTCTTCAAACTCTCATAAGTAATGATGCCTGTCTTTGAATTGACAGTTTGGGATAAAATATACGCCGTTTCCAAATCGACAGAGAAGCCGCTGAAATTTTCATTCAGCAATTTCCAAGTATAGTCATCGAATGTTTTTGGTGCGGGAAAATTTCCAAGTTGGGCTACCATCGGCCCGATTACGCCTTGGGTTATCCCGTACTGCCCAAGAGAAGTAATCAATTGCGTTGCCAAAGAATAGTAAGAAGTTGTCGTGCCAACTGCCAAACCTGTTGTCAGCGCATTGATTGCGCCATCCCCACCATCAAAAGATTCAATTTGCGTGGTGAAAGTAGAGCCTTCCCTAAATGACCAAGCCTGTTTGATACTGCCTTTGAAGATGAGCGGAAAGTTTTGAGAATTTTCTCCGTAGCCTCCATAAAGCCACATCTTTCTATCGAAATTCAAATCGCCCGGGCCTTTCCAAATCCATTGTCTAGTTACGGGGCCGAGATTGGAAATTTTGATACTCGCTAAATTGGTGGACGCGAAGTTAGCTCGTTGAATATCAAAATCGAGCGTGAAAGGACTTACGGTTGAATCAATCAAAACCGTACTTCCGTCTTGCTTTGCGATAAAAAGTTTGTAGCCCCGATTAAATTTAATTGCCATTGATGGTAGCCTCAACAGCTAGGACATCAGTGGGATCGAGTATGTAGAGGTTGGCGTATCCTGAAGAAAAATCTTGTTGTTGGGTTGGGTCATTGTCGTCTGCTGTAAGACAAGCCATTCCAAATGGGACGAGATTTTTGAATTGCCTGAGAATATTGAGATTGGTCGATATTCTCATTCCCTGGATAGTGACATCTCCGTAAATCAATTGCTCGATGTACCACACCAATTGTTGAGGCGAGTATTTCATGGTGATTACGATAGAACTATTATTGTAATTCACCGTCTGTCGTTGGTAGAAATCACTCGTAATGGTCTGAATTTGGATCATAGCGAGAATGTCCCCGCTGATAAAGTGCCCGGCAAAACGCTCGGTGTCGTTCCAGAAGTAGGAGCCGCCACAGAAAGAGTAGGATTGGAGGCATTGTAGAGAGGAGAACCCAATGTTGCGGTATCGCCCGCGCCGAGAGAGGGCGTTGAGGGAAGTGTGCTGAGTCCTGCACTTGAACCGAGAGCCGCAGGCGTAAGCGCATTTTTACTATTCGGAATCGACGGAATATTGGTGTTCGAAAGCACCGTATTAACCGATGTGAATTGCATCTGCTTAAACTCAACCATGAACTCAGTCACGGTATTGGTCTTGTCCGTTTGCGTGACCGTGAGCGTTTTGATCGCATAGTTATGGGCAATCTCCCAAGGCGTTTGCACGTTGAACAGTTGCCTCGCTAACCACCACTTTTTAAATTGGAGATAGGCTTGGGCTTGCTTTCCTTGTGTCGGAGTATTCCCTTTGATGGAATCCACAATTGCGGAGCCCGAGTTGTAGAGAGAATTCGCGGTAGAGTAGGCTTGGTTTGCTTGATTGTAGACGTTCGTTGCCGTGGTGGACAAAACTGGCGCGTAGGCCGAAACGCCTTGTAATTTGTTGACGACGGTTTTGGCGGCGGATTGAATTGACCCCACTAACCCCGCTTCAGGTACATCATTGAGTTCACCGATGAAGCCGTGAACCGAAATGATAATAGGATGAAGCGCGATCATGTCCTCAATCGGGGTGTTGGACTCAATGTAATGGTCGGTGATATCGCTTTCCAAAACCGCTTTGTTCTCACCTTCGTAATGGAAAAGAAATGCAGGTTGAATGGGCTGTACGTTCCCATCCGGGTCAAGTCCCGCGAGCGGTTGGTATCCAACGGGCTTTCCACCCAGAAGAGCGGGGACAATGAGCGCGAGATTGCCAGCGGCCAAAGCCCCTGCCTGAATCTGCCCAATCGCTGCTACGTTTAAATTTTCTGGTGTTGCCATTATTGGTTATTCTGCAATTGCTGGTACGTTTGATTGGCCTCGCCGCCTTTGGAATCAAATCCTATAGTCTGTTTCGAAGTACGTGTCTCTTTTCTGCCTGACGTGTTGGGTAAGAGTGTTTGATTGATAGTGAGCATGAGCTGTTGGCGACCTTGTTCAGATAGCGCCGCCGCTAAATCTTCGGCTGCGAATTCGCTTGGACGCTTATTTCCTAAACCTATCGATTGGTTATTCTCACCAAAAAGTCCTACATCGTGTTCGGCAAACCAAGTAGCTGCGCCTGCAAGTGCAACAAGAAGACCCGCGATTCCGCCAGTAGCGACAGTTAGGCCCGCGATACCCGTTAAACCGACTGCGCCGCCCGCACCTGCGCCTAATGCGCCAAGACCCAAGAGCCCCGCACCCTGCTCGGTCGCCTTTTTGAAAACGGGGTGTTCTTTTCCCGTTTCTTCAACCCAACCTGCCCATTTGCTAAGACCCAACGTAAAATCGGACAAAGACTTCACCAGCGGGGGACCAAAAACTACCGCGAGTTTCGTACTCAATGCTGACAAATCGTTTCCAAGATTTGTCCACTGATCGGAAATCGCTGCGGCGGCTTTTGCTTCTGCGGGACTCGTTGTTGCTTCTGGTCCCAGTTTCGCAAAAATATTTCCCGTTCTGCGAAGTTGTCCTATGATTTCGGGTGAAAGTCCGTTTTCAATAAGAGCTTTATTCAATAGGTTTTGCAAAAGCGGCTGATTTTTATAGGCGGGGCTTTTCGCTGCTGTTTGAAGAGCATTCATTTGCTGCTGAAGTCCCACGACCTTCTGTAAATCAATTCCGAGTAGGCCGAAATATTTCGAGCCCCCCTCGGCACTGATGGTCGCAAAAACTTGACTGATATTTTCGGCGAGCTTAACAGATTCATCCGTAGCAATAGCCAAACTATGCGCCATCTGCTGAACGGGCACTACGCTTTGGCCCGAAAATTGATGATAGAGTTCGAGAGATTTGCCCGCCTCAGAACCGCGTCGAGAGATTTCTTCGATAGATGCGCCAAGAGCAACGCTGACTTTGGTAAGCGCAATGAGATGGGCTTGAGTTTCGAGCGTTTTACTCGAAAGATCCTTCATGCCTTTGTTCGTCTCAGCAAGGGAATCTTTGAGCTTTTCGCCCCCCTTCATGCCGAGTTCTACGAACAGCTCACCAATTTTCATTTCTTATTTAACTCCTGGTGAGCGACACGGTATTCTGCAAGAAAAATGTCATAATTGATCGCTTGCAAAATTTCCGTGGCGGTCATTCGTTTAATATCCTCGAACGAGCCTCCAAATGCCTTCCAAACTTTTAACTGTTCGGTAAGGGCTCTGTTTTCAACCTTGATGCTTGGAAGCCTGTAATTTTCGATCCTATCGAAATATACTCGGCAACAAGGCTTTGCATAAAAGGGCGAATATTTTCTTCAGCAACGGCTCGCATTGCAGGGAGATAATCTTCCCTTTTTACGTGCTCCCCTTTCCAAAATCCTGCTTTCATTTGAACGCCCGCGCACAAAGAACGGGCCATGCATTTCTCAATGGCTGCTCTGACTTTTTTCGATGGAGCGAGAATCATGAGAGCTTCAGCAAGCATTGAGCCCGTTTCGGCGTTGAAAGAAAATTTCATGACTCGAAGTTCTTCCAGAACCACATCGTGAAGAGCGAGGCAATCTTCAAAAGGTGCCTCACTAATCTCCAAAATGGTGCCGGAAGGGAGTGTAACTTCAATCACGTCATGGTACGAGGTGCATCCGAGAATTTGAATTTCCAAATGGAAATGCTCTGCTCGACCTCGCCTTTCACGTTGGATTTTGCATGGACGTTTTCTTCGAACACACCACCAGAAAGCTCGTAGGTGTCAGAAATAATGTTGCCCAAACCGTCGCCGAGTTGCTTGATGTATTCGCCTTGCATCAGAACGAAGCCCGCGAAATTGGATTTTTGCTGCGCCCAAAGATTCAGCAAAAATTGGTCATCGCTCGATCCCCTAAGAACTCTGAGCGTCATCATCGCAACGTCGCCCGTCAAATCGAGAGCGTAAACGGTGTTTCCGTTTTTACCTTTCGACAGATTGACGATTTTGCCGTTGAAATCCAGAACCGCGAAATCCCCGTCAGCGAAGTCGGTGAAGACTCGTTGATTGAGGATGAAGGAGTCATTACCCGATAATGTTACCGCTTCCATTTATTTCTCCCTTATGGATTGACGTAGATCAGAATCGAAGCGGATTGAATTGCGCCCGCTTCTTGAATTGCAATTTGCACCAAAGGCGCTGCCCGGCTTGCCCTAACTGCGGCACTCTGATCGGCAATCGGACTAGAATAAATATAGTAGCCTTTTTGTGCGATATTCGCGTAGAGCAGAGCTTGATTTCCGAACGTCGTCGGATTCGTCCAAGTTCCGGGTGCGAGGTATTGGTTTTTCACACCGAGTTTGCAAACTTGGCGTTGCGACGATTTGAAGCCCGACATCCCATCTTCAGTTTGAGGGACCTTGGTACCTACTTGCGCGAGATAGTTGTAAGACGCAATCGCAATTCCGTTCACAAACCAGAGACGGTTTTGAGCTTGATCGAAGTACAGGTTTGCGCCCGCGCAAAGACAAGCCGGATCGCCTTGGATTGACGGATAGGTATCTGCCCCAACTGCGGTACAAGAATTCTGAACCGTTTGCGTGAGAGACAAATCAGGCAATACGCCAACGAACGATTTGAGATTTTGCGTAATCGTGGTGTTGGAGCCCTGGAAATCCACCGACATCCCTGAGCCGAAGTACGCGGCCAAGAACACCAAGGGGTCGCTTTGCAGATAAGATACGCTCGCCGAAATTTGCGCGGGAACGGCAGTCATGAGGGAGTTGGGGCCCACGGGAACACTGATTTGAGCAGGACCCTGAACGCCCAGCAACTGAATCATAATCGTTCCCGAAGCGAGAGAGCCCGATACGACAACGGAACTCAAACCAATCACAGCTTGCAGAGTGGATTGAATGACCGCGTTCGTTGCATTCCAAGCAATCGGCACTGTCGTTTGGGACCCGTAAGCAATCTCAAATGAACCGCTTGCAGGGATAGCCG